CTGGCACATATATTAATTTTGTCAGTGCAGCAAGGGCATCAGCAACCCTTTCTGACAGGGGCATTGCAGCATTAGCCCTGGAATTGGATTGGGGTGTTGATGATGCAGTGTTTACAGTGACATCAGAAGAATTTCAAAAGAATTCAATGAAGTATTTTGGCTATCCTTATGACCATGAAAAGCTTAAAGGGTTAAGGGATTTGTTCAGAAACATTCATACTGGTCATTTCTATAAGCTAATGAATAATGGTGTTGCTGCTGAAAACACTTATTGCACTGCGAAATATAAAGGTATAAGGGGCAATGACATTAAAATTGTTGTAGCAACTAATATTGATGATGAAACTAAAGTTGATGTTTCAACCTATGTTGGAACAAGACTTGTTGACAAACAAACAGTTATTCCAAATACTAATAACCTGATTGATAATGATTGGGTGGTATGGAAGAAGAATGTTGATATGAACCCAACTGCTGGATTACCTCTTACTTCAGGCAGTAATGGTGATGCAATAACTGGACTTCAATATCAAGACTTCCTGGATGCAATTGAATCTTATAGCTTCAATACCCTTGGCTGCCTATCAGTAACAGAACCTATTATAAATTTAGTGGTTCAGTTTACAAAGAGGATGAGGGATGAAGTTGGAATAAAATTTCAAACTGTTGTTTATAAGACCCCTGCTGATTATGAAGGGGTTATTTCGGTTGAAAACAAAGTTCTTGATGAAGGTGTTCCTGAATCTTCTTTGGTGTATTGGGTAACGGGGGCTGAAGCTGGTTGTCCAGTAAACAGAAGCTTGACCAATAGCTTATATGATGGGGAATTTACTGTTGATACTGATTACACCCAATCTGAACTGGAAGCTGCCATTCTTGGCGGTAAGTTTATCCTGCATAAGGTGGGTGATAATGTAAGAGTGCTTGAAGATATAAATACCTTCATCACTGTTACAGATGAAAAATCCAGTGATTTTAGCAGTAATCAGACAATTAGGGTTCTTGACCAAATTGCAAATGATATTGCTGCATTGTTTAATTCTAAATACTTGGGCAATATTCCTAATGATGAATCAGGAAGAATTAGCCTTTGGAATGACATTGTAACCCATCATCAGCAACTTCAAAGTATCAGGGCAATTGAAAACTTTGAACCTGACCAGGTAACAGTTGAAAAAGGTGATACTAAAAAGGCTGTTGTTGTAAATGATGTGGTTACACCAGTAAATGCAATGTCACAATTATACATGACTGTTGTGGTTCAATAAGGAAAGGGGTGTTAATAGATGAATACAATGAAGGCAAAAGATGCTGTCAGTGCTTCTTTAGCTGAATGTTTTGTTACCATTGATGGTAATAGATATAACTTCATGCAAGCAATTGACCTGGAAGCAACCTTTGAAAAGCAAAAAACAGAAGTTCCCATTTTGGGTAAAACAGGTAGGGGTAATAAAAGCACTGGTTGGAGAGGAACAGGAACTGCAACCTTCCACTATAACACCAGTATTTTCAGGGAATTGCTTTACAGGTATAAAAAAACTGGTGAAGATATTTACTTTGATATTCAGGTAACCAATGAAGATCCAACCAGTTCAGTTGGTAGACAAACGGTAATTTTGAAAGACTGCAACATTGATGGTGGTATTTTAGCCAAGTTTGATGCTGATGCAGATTATTTGGATGAAACATTTGACTTCACCTTTGAGGACTTTGAAATTCCTAAAAAATTTAATATGCTTCCTGGAATGAGATAATAAAGAAAGGATAATGTTGGATGAATAATCTTTCAGCATTTTTGGCACAAAATGCCTTGAAAGTTGAGAATGTGAAACATGTTGTTTCAAAAAGATTTGTTGATGAAAAAGGGAAACCTATTCCTTGGGAAATTCGTTGTATTACTTCAACAGAAGATGAAGCTTTAAGAAAATCCTGCACTAAAAGGGTTCCCATTCCTGGTAAAAGAAATCAATATACACAGGAAGTTGACTATAACTTATATCTTGGGAAGTTAGCGGTAGCTTGCACTGTTTTCCCAAACCTTCATGACAAAGAACTTCAGGATAGTTATGGGGTTATGGGTGCAGATACATTGCTTAAAACCATGTTGACACCTGGGGAATATGCCGATTACCTGACCAAGATTCAAGAAATCAATGGTTTTGAAGTAAGCTTTGAAGAAGCGGTTGATGAAGCAAAAAACTTATAAAAGAAGGCGATTTTGAAGCAAATATTGCTTACTATTGCCTTCACAAGTTTAATATGCTTCCTTCTCAATTCTTGGCACTTGATAGACAAGAAAGGGCTTTTATTGTTGCAGCAATAGAAATCAAAGTTGAAGAAGATAAAAAGCGGGAAAAACAGATTAAGAAGCCCACAAGAAAGAAAAGGTAACAGGATGGTTGTTTACAATGACCATCCTGTTATCTATTTGAAAGGTAGGTGAGAACATGGCAACAATCAGAACTGCAATTCAAGTTTATGATGGAATGTCACCAGGGTTGAAAGCCATCACTAATGCACTAAACATTACTATTTCAAGCTTTGAAGCAATGCAAAGGGCTTCCAGTAATGCAATAGATACAAGTAACATCCAGGCTGCAAGAGAACAATTAAATGAGGCTGAAATTGCCTTTGATGAAATTGAACAAGAAATTAGACAAGCAAACCAGGCACAGCAACAGTTCAATAATGATATTAGGAATGGTCAAGCTGCTGCAAGTGGACTTCATAATAAATTTATGAAGATTGCTGCAACTGTTGGTGCTGTTTTAGGTGCAAAGCAAATTATTGGCTTATCTGATGAAATAACCCAAACAACAGCAAGACTTAATATGATAAATGATGGACTTCAAAGCACTGAACAACTTCAAAATATGATATTCCAATCTGCCCAAATGTCAAGGGCTTCTTATGCTGATACTGCTGATATTGTTGCAAAGCTTGGATTGAGGGCTGGGGATGCTTTTGCTTCTAATGCTGAAACAATTGCATTTGCTGAAAACTTGAATAAAATGTTTGTAGTTGCTGGTGCTTCACAACAGGAAATGGCTTCTGCAAGCTTACAATTGACACAGGCTTTAGGTTCAGGTGTTCTTCGTGGGGAAGAACTTAATGCAGTGTTTGAAGCAGCACCTAATATTATTCAAACTATTGCTGATTACTTGGATGTTCCCATTGGTCAAATTCGTGATATGGCAGCGGAAGGTCAAATTACTGCTGATATTGTAAAAAATGCAGTATTAAGTGCAACAGAAGAAATTAATCAGCAATTTGAAAGTATGCCAATGACCTTTGCCCAAATTTGGACAATGATAAAGAATGAAGCTTTAATGGCTTTTCAACCAGTATTGCAAAGAATGAATGAAATTGGAAATAGTGAACAGTTTAATATTTTAATAAATAATCTTATCAATGGAATAGTCATTCTTGCAACGGTAGCAGCGGAACTGTTTGACATCATAACTTCAATTGCTGGTGTAATTTCTGATAATTGGTCATGGCTTGAACCTATTGTTTGGGGAATTGTGGGTGCTTTTATAGCTTATAATGCAGTTGCCCTTATCACCAATGCAATACTTACAATTCAAGGAATACAGGCTAAAATTGCAGCAGCAAGTCAGATGATGCAGGCAGGGGCAACCTTCACTGCAACAGTAGCCCAGCATGGACTTAATGCAGCTTTATATGCTTGCCCATTGACTTGGATTATACTTTTAATCATTGCTTTAATAACCTTGTTTTATGCAGCGGTTGCAGCAGTAAATCACTTTGCAGGAACAAGTGTATCAGCAACAGGAATTATTGTGGGGGCTTTTATGACAGCACTTGCATTTATAGGAAATTTATTTATTGGTGCTTATAACCTTATTATTGATATTGTGGCTTCTATTTGGAATTTTATTGCTTCATTTGCTGAATTCTTTGCTAATGTATTTAATGACCCAATAGGTTCAATTATTCGTTTGTTTGCTAGTATGGCTGATACTATTCTTGGAATACTTCAAGGAATTGCCAAAGCTATTGATGCAATCTTTGGTTCTAATCTTGCAAGTGCGGTTAGCGGTTGGAAAAGTGGACTTCAAGGTGCAGTTAATGACCTGGTTGGTGAAGCTAAAATTGAAATTCCAAGAATGGACACCAGTTCATTATATTTAGACAGGTTTAAATACGGTAAAGCCTGGGAATATGGATATACTGCTGGTAAAAAGTTTGAAGAAAGCATAAATCTGAAAAACATCTTGGGTAATGCTTCAAGAACATTGGATGCTTCAAGAACATTGGATGCTTATAAACTTGGAAATCAACTTGGAAATCAACTTGGAAATCAACTTGGAAATCAACTTGGAAATCAACTTGATGGTATTCATAGTGGTGTTGATAGCACAGCACTTAATACAGCAGCCATGAAAGATTCAATGGATGCAACTGAAGAAGAATTGAAATATTTAAGGGATATAGCCGAACAAGAAGTAATTAATAGGTTCACCACTGCTGAAATCAGAATTGATGCACCAATAAATGCAAATATTGCTTCCAATATGGATTTAGATGGAGTAGTAAATTACCTTGAAGAAAAACTTTATGAAACAATGCAAGTTGCAGCGGAAGGAGTGCATGAGTAATGGCATATATAATGTATTTGGATGGTGTTGCCTTACCTGTCACACCTTCCAAATTAGAAATGCAAATAAAAAATCAAAATAAAACCATCAATCTAATAAATGATGGTGAAGTGAATATGTTAAAGGATGCTGGGCTTACTGATATAAGCTTTGAAGCGGTTATTCCACATGTCAAGTATCCTTATGCAATATATCCAAGTGGTTTTAAGGCTGCTGATTTTTATTTGAATAAGTTTGAGCAGCTAAAGACCAGTAAAAAGCCTTTTCAATTTATTTGTTCAAGGGTTTCCCCTTCCAGGAAGCTTTTATTTGATACTAACATCAAAGTTTCCTTGGAAGATTACAGGATTAAAGAAGATGCTTCAGATGGGCAAGAATTGAAAGTTACTATTAAATTAAAGCAATATAAGGACTATGGAACCAAGCTTGTAAATATTAAAATACAGCAACAAGCAGCGGTTCAAGTGGCAAGTGCAACTGTTCAAAAACCAAGACCTGCTAAAACTGCCCCAAAGTTGAAAACTTATACTGTTAAGCGGGGGGATACTCTTTGGGCAATAGCAAAGAAATATTTGGGGAATGGTAACAGATACCCTGAAATTTATAAATTGAACAAAAATAAAATATCAAACCCTAATTTGATTTATCCCGGTCAAGTTTTGACTTTGCCAAGAAAGAATCAAAGAAAACGTAAAATAAAATAGGTAAAGGTATTAAGCACTCATTGTTAAAGGGTGGGTGGTGATATGATTGAACTTTTAATTCAAAATGGAAATAGAGTGTTTCAACCTGTTCTTCAGGATGAAATAAGATGGGAAACAGAAAGGAAAGGTCAACCTGGAAAGTTGACTTTTTCTGTTATAAAAGATTCTATTATTGATTTTCAAGAAGGGAACCCTGTAAGGTTAAGGGTTAATGGCACAAATATATTTTATGGTTTTGTATTTAAGAAGCAGCGGGATAAAGAAAACATCATCAATGTTACAGCTTATGATCAATTAAGATATTTGAAAAATAAGGACACTTATATTTATAGCAATAAGACTGCTTCTGAACTAATTAAAATGATTGCAGCAGATTTCAATCTTCGTGTTGGGGTTTTAGAAGATACAGGTTTTAAGATTGCTTCCAGGATAGAGGACAACAAAAGTTTATTTGATATTATTCAAAATGCCCTGGATATAACCTTGCAAAACAGAAGAAAAATGTATGTTTTATATGATGATTTTGGAAAATTGACCTTAAAAAATGTGGAATCTATGAGGTTAAACCTGTTGATTGATGAAGAAACTGCTGAAAACTACAAATATACATCCACAATTGATGGTGAAACATACAACAAAATAAAGCTTTCTTATGAAAACAATGAAACTGGTAAAAGGGAAATTTACATTGCCCAGGATTCAAGAAATATAAATAATTGGGGGGTGTTGCAATACTTTGAAAACATTGATGACAAGGTAAACGGTAAAGCAAAAGCTAATGCCCTGCTTCAACTATACAACAGAAAAACTCGTAATCTTACCATCAGTAATGCTTTTGGTGATGTCAGGGTTCGTGCTGGCTGTTCCCTTCCTGTCAAGCTTAATTTGGGGGATATAAATGTTCAAAATTTCATGCTTGTTGAAAAGGTGCAACATATCTTCAAAAATGATGAACACATAATGAACTTGACATTAAGAGGGGGTGGCTTCAGTGCCTAATTTAATTGAAATTATAAAGCAAGCTGCTATTGAAGCGGTTACTGCTTCAAACCCTTGTGCAATTATGTTTGGCACAGTCACCAGCATAAACCCATTAAAAATAAATGTAGAACAAAGATTGACATTGGATGCTTCACACTTAATTTTAACAAGCCTGGTAAGAGATATTGAAGTCGATATGACATTAAACCATTCAACTGAAGAACATACCCATAAGCATACCATACCAGGTGATAGTTCAACATCTAATGAAACCCATAAACATGACATCAAAGGAAAAAAGACCATGAAAGTTCATCTGGGGCTTAAAGTTGGTGAGTCAGTTATATTACTTCGGGTTCAGGGTGGGCAAAAATATATTGTTTTAGATAGGGTGGTGATTTAATGCTTCCAGCGGTAAATGATGATTTACAAAAGGACTTTGAAATTGAAGAAGAAACTTCACATACTTACAAATTAGACTTGGATAATTCAACAATTGCTGGGTATGTTGATGACCTTGAAGCCATGAAACAAGCAATTTATTTAATTTTGAATATTGAAAGATATGAATATCTAATTTATAGCTGGAATTATGGCATTGAATTAAATGACTTATATGGTCAACCAATACCCTTTGTTCTTCCTGAACTCAAAAGAAGAGTTACTGAAGCATTGGTTCAAGATTCAAGAATACTTGGAGTTGATAACTTTTCTTTTGAAACTAACAAGGGAAAAGTTCATGCAACTTTCACTGTTCACACCATATTTGGTGATGTTGAAGCAGAAAGGGTGGTGACAATTTAATATGTTTGAACACATGACTTATGAAGTTATACTTCAAAGGATGCTTGACAGGGTTCCACAAAATTTAGATAAACGGGAAGCATCTATAATTTATAATGCACTTGCCCCTGCTGCTGTTGAATTACAGAACATGTATATTGAATTTGATTGGATATTAAATCAATCATTTGCAGATACAGCACAAAGGGAATATCTAATCAAGCGGTGTGCAGAAAGGGGAATTTTCCCTGAAGAAGCAACAAAAGCAATCCTGGAAGGGCATTTTAATATTGATATTCCCATTGGTTCAAGATTTTCCCTTGATAATCTAAATTACAGGGCTATTGCAAAGATTTCAGATGGTGTTTTTCAAATGGAATGTGAAACCCCTGGTGAAATCGGAAATCAAAAACTTGGAACTCTTATTCCGATTGATTACATTGATGGTTTGACCACTGCTGAATTGACTGCTGTTCTAATACCAGGTGAAGATGAAGAAGATACTGAAGTTTTAAGGCAAAGATATTTTAATTCATTTGAAACTAATCCTTATGGTGGTAACAAACAAGACTATATTCAAAAAACCAATGCCATCCCTGGGGTTGGTTCAACTAAAGTTACACCAGTTTGGAATGGTGGTGGAACAGTTCTTATTACCATACTGGATGCCAATTTTAATAAAGCATCTAATGTTTTAATTGATACTGTTCAAGATATACTTGACCCTGCTGGAAATCCAGGTAAAGGTGATGGAATTGCCCCAATTGGTCATGTTGTAACAGTAAATACAGCAGATGAAGTGATAGTAAACATATCAACAACAGTTACATTGGATACGGGTTATAACTGGTCAATGGTTGAAGCTGATGTAATTGCAGTTATTGATGAATATTTGCTGGAAATCAGAAAAGAATGGGCAAACAATTCATTAAATATTGTAAGGATTGTCCAAATTGACACAAGAATATTAACTATTGATGGAATTATTGATATTACAGGAACCAAAATAAATGGGGTTGCTGAAAACTTAAACCTTGGAGAATATGAAATTCCTGTATTAGGAACGGTGGTGAATGTATGAAAAGGGATGCAAATTTAATTTCATATCTTCCCCCCGTTCTTCAAAAAGTTAGAGAATATCAAGCCATTACCAATGCTGAAAACCCTGAATTTCAACAAGTGTTTGATACTTCAGAAAAAGTTTTAGGTAATTTATTTATTCATGATGCTGATGAAGCTGGAATTGCAAGATATGAAAAAATACTTGGAATAAAGCCTTCGGCAGATGACACCCTACAATCAAGAATATTCAGGGTAATTGCAAGGTGGAATGATAGAATTCCTTATACCTGGAATTCTTTATTAAACAAGCTTGATGTTCTATGTGGTGAAGGAAATTACACCATTATTTTAAGAAATGATGAATATACCATTGACCTAACAACTCACATGGGAATTTACGGTGGATTAAATGAACTTTATAATCTGCTGGATAAGATGATTCCATGTAATTTGATTATAAATGCTGAAAATATTTTATTTACCCAAAAAGAAACAGCATTGCATCTTGGAAGTGCAACCATTTGTGGTTTGCATTATATTCTTACTTCAAATATAGATGAAGATTATGAACTAAAAGCTAAAGCAAACCTTGCTTCAGGAATTGTAGAAGGTATGCACTATATGCTAACTTCAAACATTGATGAAAATTATCAAGTTTCTTCAGATGCAAAATTGGGTTCAACAGTTACTGGTGGAACGGTTTATTCATTAAAAAGTGCAGATTAAAGAAAGGTGGTTAATGAACAATGGCAAGTTTTAATAACACAATTATCACAAAGAAAGGTCATGCTTTAATAGCAAAAATAGTTGCTGGAACAGCAACACCAAATTTCACTAAAATCAGAACTTCTGACCATCAATATCCAAGTGGAACCAATTTTGAAGAATTGATCAGTCTTTCAAGGATAAAGCAAACAGTAGATGTTGCAAGTGTAACAAAGGTTTCCCCTGCTAAAATTAGAGTAAGTGGGGTTTTCACAAATGCTGACCTGGAAGCAGGTTATTATGTTAGAAATATTGGACTTTATGCAATTGACCCACAGGAAGGTGAAATTCTTTATTCAATAACCACTGCAATTGAAGCAGATTGGATGCCCCCACAAGGTGGAATATCAGCTTCCAGTATTTTAGTTGACATTGAAACAGTTGTTGGTAATGCTGACAATGTGAATATTACAGTCAATCCAAATGCAACTGCAACTGTTGAAATGGTCAATAATTTAGCTGCTGAAATAGCTGATGTTAAAGGGTTCATTGGTTATACTGAAAATGATATTGTTGGTGTTGAAGCTGATTTTGTAAATAATAAATTTACAAGACTTGCTGGGGCAATAAATAAAACCCCTGGTGCTGACTTTGACAGCATAAATGCTTTTGGTGGAAGAAAAAGATGTATTTTAACAGATGATGGTGTTGTTTTAGCTTATTATGGTGAACCTGGTTATGTGGAAACGGGAAAGCTAACCCAAGCAATAACAATTGGTGAAGAAGAAAATGCTGTTACTTATCCAGTTGGCACACCAGTGCAAGTAATGGTTGAACAACCAAAGTTTTATTATAAGGTTGTTCCTTTACAACTTGAAAAAATTCAAGATGGTAAGGGTTATCACATGAGAAAAGCAAGATATTATGTTTCTGATACACCAAAGGTTGGCTTTAAGGTTCATCCTGCTTTCATCAGAAATGGTGTAGTAAAAGATAAAATTTACTTGTCAGCCTATGAAGGCAGTATTTATGATGAATCGGCAGGAACCTATTTATTAGCTGATGAACAAATTGCTGATTTTAATGCAGATAAGCTTTCTTCAATTGCTTATGCTAAACCAGCAAGCGGATTAAC